AATAGACCTGCTTCGGCTCAATCTCTTCAAGGACAACGCCTTCAAGGTTCAACTCGCACTGGTGTTAAACCTTCAAACTATACTCGTGTAACTGGCACATTTGGCCGATACACTCAATGAGGTGATTATATGACTGAACAATCGGATGCGGAACGATTGATGGGTGTCTTAATTACTAAGATGGAAAGCATGGATAACGACCTTGATTCTCTTAAAAGAGAAAATATGCGTCTTCAAAAAATGCTTTCAAATCCAACTCAAATGTTAAAGAAAATGGGTTTGGTTAAAGCGACTACTCCCCTCACAGAAAATGTCATGAATGATGCATTCCGAAATGACATGAATGATGATTCTATTATGAAAGGTGTAAACTCTACAGTTCCTCAAACAAATGAAGAGTTCCATAACATGTCGTGGGAAGATATTCACGAAATGGCATTAACAGCAAAAGAAACCGAGGTGTAAACATGAAGCCAAGATTTGAAGCAATTAGTTACGAAGTAAAACAAATACTTGAAAAAGCAGAATCTATGACACTACGCATTGATAATATCCAAAAGGGAAAATGTGATTGCCCTAAAGGAGAATGTGATTGTAAAGACTGTCCAAGTTGCGGTTCTAAAATGAACAAGATGGGTTGCATGAAAATGGGCTGTGGTGGAAAGATGGCAAAGGCTGACCCTTTGGCTGACGCAAAACCCATACCAAAAGAAAAAATCACCGATGTAAACCCACACTTGGTTACTGAAAGCGGCGGTCAAACAAAAACCGCTTACTATACTACAAACGGTAATACTATCGAATATGAAGACGGTAAAGCAAAGCGAGATAAGCATGACAAGAAAGTTGACTTAGGTAAACTCGGCGGTCGTATGAACCCTCACGCTGGAACTGGTGCTGAAAGAGAAGATGCAGAAGGCGGAACTGAACGAAGATATTGATGTGGTAACATGTCAAAAATAGCCATCAAAAAAGCAAATCCTACCGCTTCAATGCGTGAAGCAAGTGAAAGTGGCGCACCTATCGCATGTCGAACATGTGGTGGTAATGTTCGTAGTGGTTGTAATCTTCATGATGGTATGGATGTTTTTGCTTGTCCAAAGTTTCAACCGCTTTCTTGAGGCGGTGAAAACATGGTAGCAGAACAATTCAACATCGCAAAAGATGAACTTTTACTTTCTTTAGCAGATGGTAATGACTTAGCCTTTAGTGCCGCTGAATACATTATTGCGTGGGAGTCTCTTAACAAAGCCCCTACAGACTTACTTTCAAGGTCGTTAAAATACACGGCTGAAACAATTCAAAAAGCCAAAGACGATGAAACATATGTAGAAGAAGACAAAACTTACAAACCGGGTCCGGGTTTTCTTCTTGCACATCACCATACACACGGTGAACAAACAAATCACATTTGGAAAGACCGTTTAGCGGGTGCAGACGGGTTAAAAGAATCTCATGCTGTTTGGCCTCGGTATGTACCCACTACATCACATCCATATCGAGAACATAATTTTCCCTTTCACCATACTAATCACCCGATTTTGCGAATGGACTCCGAAACAGGTAATGCCGCTTATGTTGAAGTATTACGAAGTCACATATTTGGTGGACACGCTAAAGAAGAAGCGGAGATGGAAAAACAATATCAAAAATACTTACAAGAAAAGAAAAGTCCAATAGTATTTGGACATAATAAAAAGAAGATTTTAGGTTCATTAAGAACACATAAATCAAACCATACTCACCAACAAGATTTGTATGAGCGTGATTTTCAACGCTGGAATAAACTTAACAGTGAATTGAAAGACAACTATCTTGCTGATGGTCGTTCAGCAGAAGAAACTGAAAATCGTTTGCGAGTGGACCACTTTAATCAACGAGCAAAACAATGGCAAAGTGACGGTTATGTTACCGATGAAAATGGTGATGAACACGCTGTTGGATTAGGACAAGAGGGGTATCACCTCGGTCTTGAGTGGCTTAATCCCGAAGAACGCACTGCTGTTATGCGCCATATACACGAAAAAGGAGTTGATGAACATGATGATATTAAACTACCAAATGGTGAACATATTCCTACAGCAAGATTTACTTGGAATAATTTAATGCGCCGTACACCCGAAATGAATTGGGCGTTAAGAGAAGCAGGGCATTACGGTCCAAACAGTCATTTCCGTCAAGAAAGTAATGAAGCCGACTTTAGACAAGGTGAAAATCGTTTCATGCAAGCGGCGTTTGGTGAAGCGGCGCATACATATGAAATAGGGGGTCAACCACTTTCACATTACATCACAGATGCAATACACGACCTTCATGGTATAGAAATAGGTGATGAAGAAAATGAAGGTGTTGGTAAACCATTTGATGTCTTACCGAGGCTAAATACTCATTCAACCCCAATTCAAGATAGTTATTCTTTACAAGACTTACGAAGTGGAACTTTTAGGCATTATAAAAAGACAAAGGGAATGGACCCGAAACATACCCGTATGCCAATGGAGGATATTTTATTTCTCGCTGGCTTTGACCCTAAAACACGAAAGCCGCTTCCTAATCATCCAATATACGGAGAGATGGATGGACCGATTATCCCACTTCACGACTTAGAGCAAATGGAGTCGGAGGCTAAATCTCATGGCTCTTTAGAGCAAAAAGCAAAAGAAATTAGAACTGACCTTGCTTATCTACAATCTCCGCATGGCCCTCATCCCGATGAAGAAAAACCTCAACATTGGCAATTAGGTAAGGGTGGTAATCACACTGTAGGACCAGCAAAGTTTTGGAGTAAACCTTTTGCTCAAGTCGGTGGTGCTGGTTTATCGTTGGCTACATACGATGAAATTATTCACAGCACCACACATAATGAAGATGAATTAACAGAAGAAGAAAAAATCGAGCAAGCGTATGCAAACATAGCGAGTAATGAGCCTGTGGATATTACCGGTGGGCCGCAAACCGAAGACACTGCACACATTCCAACTCCATTTCAACAAAAAAAGAAAGACATGTTTTTCCCTTTAACTTCGGGGTTATTTGAAGTAAATGAGCAACATCATGGACAACTACACCCTAATGAAATAAACATGGCTTTGGGTATGCACTTTGGCCCCGAAAAAGCAAGAGAGATAGGCACTTACGAAAAAGGCTTTGACAAAACAAAAAAGAAGTCATTTGATAAGTTTGTACGACATAATGATGCAGAACTTATTCAAAATATACTTTCACCGGCAAATACATTTACAAAATTAAGCGATGGTCGTAAACATAATTGGACACTCCATAAATCAACTTACAATCCCGATTTAAAATACACACTTCGTAACATGACCCCTGCTGAAAAGAAAGAATACAAAGGATTAACATACATGAGTGATGTGATATCACATCATCCGTTGACTACATCACATCCACGAGCAACTTATGGTGCGAATACATCGGACACTTCATTACTTGAAAAAGCGAGAAAACAACACTGGCGAAAAACAATGTTGGGGCATACAAATGACCCATATAAGCCACAGAAAAACTCGGTTCAATCATTAAAAGATTTAGTAAACGGAAACATACCTGTAAGTTTTGGTGTGGACCATGAAGACTATATGGATTTCATGGGTTGGGCTTCAAAATCTCAAAACTTTGCTAATGTTAAAAATTATATTACGAGTGCTGAAAGTGCAAAAAACATGCGTATTTTAACTGCAATAGCAAAAGAAGGTGGTAGTAATTCCCCTCATAGGGTTTTTAACAACATAGACAATATAACAGAAGATGACCCAATGTATGCAGACATTAAAAATCGCTTAGAGCAAGAAGGTTCTGCACTTAACGAAGGAGACTTAGAAGGATTTAAAACTTGGTTAAATGGTTTTGAGTTTCACCTTCAACAGCAGAAAGGTGAAAAAGCCAAAAGTACCAATCAGGTAAATCGAACCCGTATAAAACCTACAAAAGATACCACATTTACTACAAGTACAATTGATTCAGCATTAAAGTTCGGCGGTATGTTACCCGCAATGGAAAAAGAAACGCAATTGAATGAGCGATTAAACATTATTAGTGAAATGATTCAATACATGGATTCACCCGAACAGGTTCAAGCACTGCGTCAAGAATTATATGAAGGGCAAGTAGAACTAAATAAATTACAACACCGTTCAACTCAAGCGGCTATTGGTAAAGGTGATAAGCGTTGGAAACAAAATCCTAATATTACTGATAAAATTGCCAAGAACAGTCGTAATGCTGTCCTTGAAGCCGCAAAGCGATTATTACCAGTAGTTATGGAACATGACCCAAATCATTTTGATATTAACGACCCGGAGAAGTTTATGGCAAATCATAACCGTTTGATGTATGACGCTGAACGATGGCTTGCAAATGCAGACCACAGTGTACACGGTATCAAAGCGTCTGTTTACAGACAATCGTATGAAAGTAAAATGGTTGTTCCTCAACAAAAAGGTTTTCATCGTAATGTTATGAGTCATATGCTCGATAACGGTTTTGAGTTAAATGGTAATATGACACCCGATGAAGTCTTAGAAGGTATGGGCTTAGAAGGTAAAACAAGTGAACAAAAATCACGATTAAGAGAACATGTAAAGCAGTTAATTGATGAATCAAATGCAAGAGAAGTTCCGTTGCGTGTTGCGACTGTCGGACAGTTAATAACGAGTGGTAATTTTGATGACGAGTTTTCACTTCATAGTATTCACGCTGATGAACAATTCACTCAAGACTATCAAGACAGTGGAATACACACTGCTATTGATAACGCTCAATCGAGAACTAAAAACTGGAAAGCGCATCCTATTCATAATATAGTAAGTGCTGTCGGACAGCACAGATTTAACTCATCGCAGTATGGTAGAAATATGTCAAACAACGGTTTATCCTATTATCCAGCCGGTGGTAAACTCGATGTGCATAACAGATTAGGTGCTGGTAAAGGTGGTAAAAAACCATACACACGGAAAACAAAAAATCACCTTGATAGTATTGTAAGTTTAGATATTGATAGAGTGAATGAAGATAATTTGACACCTACTCAAGAAGATGTAAGAACTTTTGGTGTTAATGGTGAACCAGTTCCTATCGGCGGAGTCAACCCTTCCACTCACGGTATCATGCCTACACACACTGGTGCTGATGTAGTACACTCTTCTGCTGTTCCTCAACAGTCATCGTTTGGTGTTGAGTTTGATGCTCAAGGACAACCAACAGTTGGTACTTATACCGAACCTCAATTATTTCATCCTACTTGGCAAGGTGCATTAGAAGAACTCCACGGCACAGATATGACAAAACAATTACTTGAATCAATGCCCCCACATCCTAATCCTATTCCACCTTTCATGGATTATGACAAAGAAACTTTTGATATAATCGGAGAAAACAACCCTACTGCTCTTAACTTGAGTGAAATGAGTGAATACATTACCTCTCTTTTGAACCCCGATGTCTTATTGACAAAAGCCGAGGATGCTGAATGGGTTCCTCCGGTAAGACCAATGCATCGTATATTCGATTTAAGTGACCTTGAACATCTACGAGGGTTCAGTGGCTCGTGGGTTGTAAGTAAATGGTATGATGGTAAGCGGGTTATTATCGTACAAAACGATAATGAGATTACTACCTATGATGAAAACGGGCGTAAGGTTGGATTAAAGAAAGCCTTCAAAGAAAGCCTTGCTGAATTAAATGACAATAACTTTGTCATTGATGGTATTGTAGGTGAAGAAGATTTGAACATTATAGATATTATCAATTACGATGATACCAATGTTGCTGAAATGTTGATGCACGAGCGCATGAAAGTTCTAAGAGGACAGTTTGATAGCCATGAAAATGTTATCATTCCGGGTCCACATGACACTAAAATGACTGATGATGAAGGTCTTGAAGATGCTGTTAAAATCTTACAAGAAGAACATGGTATAGTATTGTTACGAGATAACAAGTCCACATACATGAAGGGTGAGCGTCGTCATCCAAAGTGGTTGTTATTGCGTGAAAGCCGTGACTTTAACTTCATTGTTCTTGACCGTCGAGGTAAAGGCCCGTTCACTTACCGATTAGGTGCAGGGCCGATTCTTGATGGTGATGCGCTTGGTAATCGAGCGATTGAATACAAAAACCAATTCTACATGGATGTAGGCACAGCACATAATCAACAACGAACTTTCAAAGTTGGTGACATTGTAAGAGCAACTGTGACTGGTGTTACAAAGAAGCGTAGAAAAAACCGTGATGTGTTCAATGTTCAAGTTCGTGAAATTGAAAGTGAAGGAGAGGGTGAAGGTGCGGCCAGTGCCGAATCTCTTGATTTAATGACAAAATCTTTTGCACCTATACTAATCCCGCATGACTTAGAATACAATGATGGGGTAATACAAGTAATACTCAAAGACATTGATACTGTTTCATATCAAGTATCGAGAATCGAAGACCAATGGTATTTACATAATCCGTCTGCCGCATTAGGTGATTTAACAAAATCAAACTATTCTTTGACATTGGCGGAAAGTCTTCATCCTTATTGGCATACCTTAGCCCCACTTATGCTTGAGGGGCATCTTGTTAAAATGGAAATGATGGAGGAAAAACCCCCAAGTCGTGAAAGACAAGATAGGCAATCGGCGGGCGTACTTGAAGAAAAAGACGAAAACCGTTTACTTAAACCTTCAACAAAGAAAGCACTTGAAGTAATGAGTAGGGCTTTAGACCAACTCGCTAAAGAAAAGTTGACTTGGACTGGACCAAAGGGTTTGGGAATAGACATGGCGACACCTGTTGAATCTCCAAGCGGCCCTACAAGATTGACAGAAGAAAGCAATTTACCCGACTATGATGGCAAAAAAAGACCCGATGAACAAGAAAAAGATACTGATTCGGGCGATGACAAGAAAAAGCCAGTTACACACATCGAAATGAAGACAGATGCAGACGAGTCTATCGTTTTAGACGACGAAGATGGCACTCCAACTCTTTCAGTGTGAAAGAAACCTTCTATATACCATGACAATGAATCGGAGGGTAATGCTATCCCTTAAGCGACCTACCTCCGGCATTGCTCTCATCAAGGGCAGTTCCGATATGGTTATCGCTGGCTATGCATCAGTAGAACTGGTGGATAAGCAGGGCGACCTTATTACCCGTTCAGCACTAAAGGATGCGTTTGGCGGGTTCATGAAGAGTGATAAGTTCCGCAATGTTCAACTTGCTCACTCAAATATTCAAGTGGGAGAAGTTATTGACTCCTATGTAGATTCAAATGGTCGGATGTGGAAGTCCGAAGTTGATGATGCTGGTATGTTTGTCGTTGTTTCACTTCGCAACGATATTGAAAAGGCTCGTGAAGTGGCCGCAGAAATCCGTAAAGGAAACCTGCAAGGATTCTCCATTGGTGGACAAGCATTCAAGAGAGTGCGTAAATCGGATGGAGAACATGGAGACTACCAAGAAATTAGTAAAATGGAACTGCACGAAATTACGATATGTGAAAAAGGAATTAACCCCGAAGCACAGTTTCGTATTTTAAAGGAGGACACCCACATGACAACAGAAAATGATTTGAATAATGTAATGAGCAGACTTGAAGCACGACTTGACGCAATGGAGAAAGGTGAACTACCTCCGGCACTTGCGGCTTCTATGAAAGATAAAAAAGATGATTCCGAACCTAAAGAGGAAAAAGAAGAATCTAAAAACCCATTCGCCGCTAAAGACAAAGACGAAGAAAAAGAGGATGATGACAAAATGAACTACGCAAAGAGTGAATACAGTGATGTTATAACCGCAGAATACCTAAACTGGATGGAGGACACCCTCAAATCCGCTGGTGTAAATACAATGCAAGCACGAACACACTTCGATAACTTGGAGAAGGCGCAACTTGGCGGCTTTGACAATCCCGATGCTGTTGACGGTGCAGACTACTTCGCTGGACAAGTCCGAGGTCGAGGTCAAGAAAACGGTTCACCTTCAACTGGTGCAATTTCAGCAATCACTTCAACTGGTGGTAAAACACCATCCGGCGCACTTGGACCTGTTTCAATGGCTAAGGGTTACATTAACCCAAGCAATGTTTCAGCATCCGATGTTGAAGCCGCTTACGAAGTTTACAAAGCCGCCGCACTTGAACAAGGATTCCGTGGCGACCTTGAATCTCAATTCTCATCTCGCTTTGCTAATGAGCAAAACATTGCAAAGCAAGAAGCCGAAAAAGCCGAGTTCGATGCTCGTGCGCCTCTCAATGAAGTTATGAAGTCAATTAACGCACTAAGTGAGCGCATTGACAACATGACTGTCGAAGGCACTACAATTCAAAAGTCGGCTTCTTCATCTAATGTTGAAGTTCCATCCACGCAAGACTTGAGCAACATGTCTTGGGATGAAGTACACAATCTCGCTGGTTCGGTTATCCGAGGGGCTTGAAAATAAAAAAAAATAATGGAGAGTGAAATATATGGCACGAGACTACATACGAAGCGTAACTGACATGGAACGGTACTTTTACGGTGCTGGCAATGCAATGGGTTATTCCTACTCCGGTAGTGAATTACTCAAGGCAGATAGCCCCATGCTATCAAGCACAGCCGGAACATACCAAGCGATTTATGGTCGTAAAGTATGGTCGCAATTGAACCAAGAGTTCAACGCATTTTCAATTCTACCAAAGCGACCGTGGGAACGCAGTGGATGGCGAGTCATCACTGCACGACCTTCGTTCACTGTTGGTGGCGGCGTTGCAGAAAACGCAACACTACCGGACACTACCAAACCTACCTTCCAACACATCGCCGCAAAGCCAAAGACGATTGTTCACACATTCGACATGAGCGAAACTGCAATGTTCCTTGCTGACAAGGATGACGGACTGGGCGACATTCGTTCAATCCTCAAAGAAGAAATGGGTAAGCACCACGCCGAGCATATTAACAAGATGCTTCTTGTTGACAAGGCTACTGCCGCTGGAAACGACTTTGAATCTCTTGACCGTATCACTACAGGTGCATCATCCAGTGCAAACGAAGACATCTACTCAATTGACCGAAGTGCAAACTCTTGGTCTTTGGCTGAACACGATGAGAACTCCGGCACTGACCGAACTTTGTCTCTCGACCACTTGGACACTATCTTCCAAAAGTGCTGGACTCGTGGTGGCAATCCAAAGGTTATCCTCACTGGATATGACACCTTGATGCGACTTCAACAACTTCTCCAATCGCAACAGCGATTCATGGAGGAAAAGCGTATCACCCCTACCTACAACGGAGTTAAGGGTGTTCCGGGTATTGAAGCAGGTTTCATCGTTGCAACTTACAACGGCGTTCCTATCATCCCATCTAAGGATGTTCAAGCAGACACATTGAGCCGTATGTATTTCCTCGACACGGATTACCTCTACTTCTCTACTGCTATCCCAACGCAATACTTTGAGTCCGGTATCGAAACCGGCGACCCATTCGCAATCAACCGTCTTGGACAAGAAGGAATGTATCGAACTATGGGAGAACTATGGACTACTTTCTTCGGAGGACACGCTTCAATTCGTGACCTAAAGTGATGGTGATTGAGAAAAAATAAAAAAAAATGGAGATGACATAATATGGCACACAGTAATTTGACAGTAACAACAACCTACTTGGACATTGCAATCGGTGGAAACACACCGGGCGCACCTCAACTTGTTCCTAATGCAGATGGAACAGTTGGCGACAACACAGCATGGCAATCCGGCACAGCCGCCGCAGGAACTTACCCCGGCGCATTGACTGGTTTCCAAGCGGTGAACTCAAGCAGTAACAAACCAGTTTCCGGTCTAAGACTTATTTCAGTCCTTCTAACTGGCGACACAGGAACAGCACACACTTTTGATGTAAACGCATTTGATGGTGGACTAAGCAAGGTTTACGCTTTGCTTTCCCTTGTCAACGATACCGATACCGACGAATCTTTGTTGGCGGCGGCTACCGTAGTTGCACACGAATCGGGAACAATTGCATACACTACTGGTGGAAACACCGATGTAGTGCTTTTGACCGCTATCGTTGGATGAGGTGGGCTAATTGCCTACTGTTACCTTTTTGGGTCCGTTCTATGAACGCCCAATGCGACATACAATGGGTATGTGGACTCGTGGTGTTGCAGTAGAAGTTGAGCAAATATGGCTCGATGAATGGAGACACACACTACCTGCATCACGCTTCTTGATTGAAGGTGACGAAGGTGTTACCACAGACGCAGGTAATGACGGCTTGCCCGATATAGGGTGGAGTCGCAAAGACATTCTCACTTGGTTAAAAGAAAAAGACATCTCTACGGGTGCTGGTTATCTTACAAAGACAGCCGGACTTAGACTTGTAGAAGAATACTTGAATCCCACAGTAGTTGAGGAACCTTTAAGTCAAGTCGAAGATACCACAGAAACATTAGGAGATGAACTATAATGGCCGCAAGCACAGCAACAATTGACCCCCGACCAACCGTATTTGGAGATAGACTTGTAATTACTGGCAGTTATACTGCTGGCGATACAGGCACATTATCAATTGACCTTAGTTCCCAACTTTCAAGTATTGACTGGGCAGGTAGCAACTTTTCGGGCGCACTTGCTCCTATAACTATCACTGACACTGGTGGTGGAGGGAATATCCAAGATGTTCACTTGAACCCAGTATTCACTATAGATGGAACAACTTTGAGAGTGGGTAGCGGTTTATCCGCTTTCCCAATCATTGCTGGAACATTTATTGCAATTGGTCGCCGTTCTTGAGGTGGCTTAAATGGCGGCATTAACCAAAATTGGCGTAAAGTGCTTTGGCCCTTTTTCACCTAAAGAGGTAAATGATGCGGCTACATGGGCGGCGGCGGTTGAAGACCTTATTCAAGCAGTAGCCGATTCAAATAGTACGAGTTCTGTAATTGATACCGAAGTGTTCCCTGTATTGGGTAACATTTTTGTCATGGTGACATACCAACTCGCTTGAGGTGAGTGGGTATGGGATTCGATGTTCGTTCTCTTGACCTTAGCGACATGGTTCGCTCGGAGAAACAAGGCGTTAAAATTGATACTGACTACGGTTCTTCGGCTGTAACGAATGAACAAAACCCACTCAAGGGTATTACATCTCAACAGCGTAACCGCAATCGTAATATCGGTGATGTGTTGAACATAGGTTCGGGTACACGCTGTACACACTGCGGCTTTCTTCATTTCTTATGGAGAGCCACATGTGCTACTTGCGATAAACCAATGGAATACAACTTAGGCGACCGTGACGAAAAGAACAGAATGTGATACTATGAAGATTTTGATTAAAGCCGTAATGCCTCACCGACAGAAAGTTCTTACTCAAGACGGCCAAGAAATGCGCCTTCAACAATGGGCGAACAAGCAAGCCGCTTCTTCTCTTCGTGATGCTGGCGGCGATGCTCAAGGTGAACAATTCTCACAGTCTCGTGATATGCTCATGAGAGATGCTGTAGAGAACCCGGACAAGCATGGACTCAAGTTTATGGGCGAGAGGCTACCCTTTGAGGGGCAAAACCTCCAAGAATCACTTAGTGAACCTACTTTTGACAACGAGGCTGATAAAGAAATAGCGGATTTTCACCATGAAGAAGAATTACGCACTTATGGTAAGGATGAAAGCGAAATAGAAAGGGATGCTCGTTATCCGGGTGGTGTTAAATTACCCGGAGAAGAATTGCCTAATTTGTTTGACAGTGAAGGTAAACTCCGTGATGGTATGCCGCCCGAAGAAGAGTTCAACCCCGATGAAGAGGCTGAACACATGCGCCGTATCATGACCTCCCGCCAAGTTCCTATGCGTGATGCTTGGAGTATATTGAAAAACAAAGAGCGTTGCGGACTTTGCGATGCTAATATGGTAAGGGGTGGTGGGTGTAACAACCCCGATTGTGAAGATTATTACATGAATAGCAGACTTTTTAATGACGATGTGTGAGGGAGGGTAATGTATGCCAATAGTATTCAGCCCCGGTGAGCCGGAAACTCGGCCTCTCAATCCCTCCGAGACTGTGTACACTACCGCCCAAAAAGTCGCTGACCTACTCGACATTGGCCCTACCGAGGCTGTTCTTGTAAGTTCCGACAGTGCAACTGACGGTGTGTTTGTCACTGGCGGCGACTATCGAAGTATAGGATTCAGTGTTGGTGATACCATACTGATATACTCCGATGCTGACCCTATGGGTTTTGAAAAAGTTATTACTGCTATCACCAGTTCAGCCAGCGGTGTAAAACTGGCTTTCAGTGGTAGTATTACGGCGGCTGATTATCAAGCCGCTGACAATACATATGTGCAAAATCAAGCATCGTTTACTGATGGGCGCACTCGTGGAATGACGAAGGCCAAAGTGGACCATGTAATTCTCAAAATGCAAGACCGCATAGACAATATGACTCGCAACGCTTGGCGACCTTATTTGGTTTCAGCCGAGTATATCAACTTCGATACCTACAAGCCATACCGACGACGATATTATACTGATTATGTCGGCACTGCACCCCTGCTTTTTAGGAATATCCAGCAAATCCTTCGCCTTGAATTATGGCAAGGTGATGATTACCGTGAAATTGGTGCGGCAGAAGTCCGTGTCAAGTTCGATGATGTTTCCGACCTTGCTTCGGCGGCTGTTTACATGTCACCCGGTAATGGTAGTGTGGCTACTCTTGCTCAAGGAACAGGTACAGGGCAGTGGCGAGATGACTTTGATGCTTCTACAGTAGCCCAAAACTTTGCTGACCTTGTAAACAAAGAAGACAGGGTAAGTAAAGTGGCTGTAGAGTTTTCACCTACTTTTACACTTGAAGGTTCAACATCAAATGTTGCATTGCATAACGAGTTTTACGCTACTGCAAATGCTGATTACGGAACAGGTGTTGTCAAAGTTACAAGTATGCGTGGTGTAAAAAGCGGTGAAGTATGCAGTATCGTTACTACATCATCAAACATTGAGATAGACCAAACGCAAACCAACAGCACTACCTTTTCAAGTCTTGATTCTACCACAGTCAATGTAGCATCAACCACAGGATTCGTAAACGCTGGTGTGGCTATTGATGCCAGCGGTGATGTATTCCGATACACTGGTAAAACCGCTACATCGTTTACTGGATGCGTAGCGGTCACAGGTAGTTTGGGTGCAATTACAGGGGCTATCACTCAACAATCTCTTTTGGTTGACCTACAAGGCGGCTCAAGTAGTGGAGACAGCGCACGACTTCGTGATTGGTGGATGGACCATGAAGTGGGTATTATTTACTTCAACAACTCATATCCGTTTTTTGAATGGAACGCAATTAAAGTGTCTTACATTTACGGTGAAAGATATTTAGAAAAGGCTATTGAAGATATTTGCACCAAGATGGTAGCAATTGAATTACTCATGTCCGATGACCGTTCAGTGCTTATTCCCGAAGGAACTCAAAACATTGACCTTGCCAGCAAGGTGCAACTCTACCAAGCCGAGATTGACCGAACCCTACCAAAGTATGTTGAAATGGTGGTTTTTGAATGAGCGTGAGAGAGTTCACCAAAGCCGGAGACAACTTTCACACTCAACTTACTGAAATGTATGTCAAAGACAAGCAGTTGCAACAACAAATGCGAGAAGAGTTTACTCAAGAACCCGAAGACTTTCGTGAACGAATGATGGACATAGAGGCTACTGCTCATGGATTACGCAAAACCGAGCGTGGTTACTTTAACACTTCAAGTAAAAAACAAGCCACCGATGAAGAAATGGAGAAACTCTTGAAAGCCACCGATGATGCAATGCTACGCATGAATCCTAAGATGGCGGAAAATAACCTTCAATTTAAGGATGGTTTTATTATTCCTTTACACTTCAAAGAACTTAGCGACAAAATAGAGGGTGGTATCTAATGGTAGCGACATGGACTGAATCACTTGATGTTGTCATAGGTTTATTTCAAACTGAATGGAATAGGGCGAACACCAGCAATATACGCCCGATTGTTCTTGACATTGCAGACACTTCGCCGGAAAGAGGAAAGCGTCTTGACCTTCAACGGCATGATTATGTCCTGTGCTACGAGACAGCGCATAACGAAGAAGCACCCGAATTATTCTACGATTTCGTCACTTCTCGTATCAATATCACCGTTGACATGCGAACAATTAAGGGTAGGAAGCATCTGCAAGCACTTGAGAACGAAGTGCGTAGGGTAGTTCATAGTAAACGAAAGGGGGATGGAGTAAGTTTTGACCGTTTAGTTTTCAAGACCCGCACCGACCTTTCCGACCGTAGCAAACAATTATTCCGCATGACATTCCAAATAGAAGTAGTAATTCTCGCAGAAGCAATACCATGAGTTGATTAAGATGCCAAGCACAGTGTATAAGGGAGATTTAGCAGAAGTATCATTTGCACCGGAGGTTGGTATGAAAATTAGAGTCGGTACTACTTCTACTGCTGATGTAGGTATGACTATTTCTACATTGGATAATATAACGATATTAGCATTTAAAGCAGAAGTAAATACTACTTTATTTCAATCAGCAATTACTTTTACTGATGCTACTTGCGACACTAATCATACATCCGGTTTATCGGATGGTGTCTCAACCAGTGTGAAACATATTACTATGGACTCAACTGCGGCTTTGCGAGTAGGTATGGGAGTAAGTGGTACAGGTATTGCAACAAACAGTATAATAACAAAAATTAACAGTACTACAGTATTTACCGTTGATTTAGCCACCACTGCTACCAATTCCAACCAAACTTTGACTTTTTCAGCAACCAATTTAAAATATCCAAAAAACATGCTGGTCGGCTCTCAATTAGTTTGGACCACTGCTGGTGGAACTGATGTTGATGATATTGTAGTGGGTGATTTACCCGATACTGGTAACGGTGGTCGTATGTTTACTATTGTAGAAAACAACGGTTGTTCTATTAAAATTACACCGGCCATGACTACTCCCGACATTACTACAGTTGGACCGGGTAATATATTTGAAATCCTACCTTACAAAACACCACCAATGGATATAGCAATGACTCAAGCCACAGTAGCCGCACCGGGTACTGAATCAGTCAAAACAGACCAGTTCTTGGGTATTGCTACGGCTCTTACTCTACCGGAAACTAAAGTGGATTTGAAGCGATACCATGTCGTAGGGCTTGGTCGAGATGTAAGTGTACAAGTTCCGGGCAAACTTACCAATGAAGGTGGGTCGTTTGAAGTCGCTATGCATTCTGCTCGATGGTTGAAATACTGTCTTGGACATGAATTGTTAAGCAAACTGCAAACTTCACTTGCCAGTGATGTAACACTTGCTCTTGGTTCGGCTTCTTATGCCGGTCAATCACATATTGTTCTTAACTCTCACGACGCTCAAGTTGCTGTAGGTACTTATATTGAGATTCAAGACCCTACAGAAGTTCCTATTGTAAGCGACCATGAACCCGAAACAAGTTCGGCTGAATGGGATGGAACACTGACTGACTTTGATTTTGATTTGGCGCAAACTAATGAAATACGAAGGGTAATCGGAGTTTCGGAAGACACAGGCGACCATACGGTTTACTTAGACGAACCTTTGAGTTATCCTCATGATTCGGGTAGAGTAGTTGAAGTGCGAATTATTAGTGACGCAGATACAAACTCTGTAGCGATTGGAACTGACAATACTATTACGGACCCAGTTACACACTTACTTTTTTCAAGAAGCACTCAACCTTCATTTGCTCTTGAAGTATCGCAACGCCGCCGTGATGTTGACTCAAATGCTGGTAGTACTGATGGTGGAGTTAATGACTCAAAGGAATTAACTCGTGTTTTCCGTGGCTGTAAGGTTACAGACTTTACCATGACAACCGACAACGATGCGGCACTACGCCTTTCAGTCAATTTCAATGCGGCTCTTTGCTACACTGATACTGGTCGTTTAGAAGCAACACCACTTACACGATATTCCGCTAATCGTATGTTTGACGACACCGCTAATACAGAAGCAAAGCGTATTCAATCGGGTATAGGTAAGGGAACACAGAAACCATTTATGTTTTACAATGGTAGTATCACATTGGCTGGACAACAAGTTGCTCAAGTGATGAACTTTTCATTAACCGGACAAACAGGTATGCAAGCATTCCATACCATTAACGGGCATTATCAAGCAAGTTCCGCTTCTACCGACCAAGTGCCATTTGCTGGTGCAAGGAACGCAAGCCTCATGGTTGAAGGTCAAACATCGTATGAAATGACTATGGAGATTGCAGTTGATGACCCACTTTTCTATCATAAAATGCGCACAGGAACCGAGTTTAGTGTGCATGGTGAAAACAATTCAACTACCAACCAAATCCGTATAATTTTTGAAAAGAATAAAATTGGTAGTACTGCTGACGGTGATACCGAAAAAATGGTGCTATTGATTGATGATTATTACATTATTGAAGCACCGCTACAAATCCCCGAAGACAAAGGTGTAGTAAAATCCACATTGAAAATTATGCCAAAGGCTATCAAGGTCTTGGCTCGTGATACTATTGCAAAGTATTGAGGTGAAAACATGAAGCAATCACTACAACAATACCGCCGCCTCGGACCAGTTGGATATGCCAAGTGGGTGATTAAGGCAAACGGTCTTGACTTAGTGGAGACTGACATTGACTGTGCTTCAAACCACACCATTCACGCCGCTGTTGCTAACATCCTCAACAACCCTGTTGAAGTGGTCGAAGAAGAAATTAACCCACTGGTGCAAGAAGAAGCACCATCCCCCTTCGTCGTTGACGAAATACAATACGATTCCCTAACTGTCGCTGAATTGCGAGAACTATGTAAAGAACGAGGCTTGCCCGTTTCAGGTACAAAAGCCGAGATAGTTCTGCGACTCAACCAAAACGACACAGGAGTGACTGACGGCCCTACCGAAGAGGTAGCCCCCGAAGAAACGCCGGATGCCCCCACCGAAGAGGTGGCCGCACCCAATGGAAGTGAAATAGATGAGCAAACAACAAGTAGTGATGAACAAGAGCCTATTATTGAAAAATGACGATGTTACCAAGCATAAGATTCGGGTTGACCCCGATGACGAAAGTGCTATCATCGAAGTTTGGGTTCGTGAAATATCATTCCTTGACATTCAAGCCGCCGCACAAGAAATGTTCCTTGTATCAAACGGCGATGTAGCATTGAACTTGAAAGGCTACTGGCAATTCGCATTCACCCATTGGGTCACTAAAACTAATCCATCCTTGACTACAGAAGAAATGCTGTCTCTCAAGGGTTATGTCGGTGAGCAACTCTCCAAAGTGCTACCGCAACCTAATGAGATGGCGGAGGCTTTGCAAGGGGGGTTTACGAAGCCGACCGAGTGAGGGTCGAGAAGTTTCTTCGTAAAGATAAAATTGACAGTGAAAGTGATTTAACAACTCAAGTAGAACTTTGGGCCTATACAATCGCTAAACATTACTCAATATCTTTGCTTGAAGTTTACTCAATGCCCCCTCGGTTATTCAAGCAATCACTCGTTTGGGCGATGGTTGCGACCGAAGAAGAGAAAAAGAAAACCGAACATAGCAAACAACAGGCGAAGGCAGGTGACAGGGAGATGGTAAGTTTGGATTACTCGTTTTTAGATTGGGAGGGTACTGAATGACACTCTTAGCCACACTCGCCTCCATGTCAACGATGGTAAACGGTATCGGACCAGCGTTCAAAGGTATAGGCCAAATTGCAACGAAAATGTTTAGCGGCCTCAAAACATTCGTCAATGATAAGTTTTTCAAACCAATTCAAGAAAAACTTGATGGATTAGGGGAGTGGTGGGAAGGATTTAAGACAAGTGCGGCAGATGTATGGCAATCAATACAGCAGTTTGCAGTTGATAATTTTTTTACACCAATCAGTGATTTACTAAAGTTTATTGGTACAGGATTTTTTGATTTTGGTAAAGGTGTTTTTGAGGTCTTTACAGACATATGGAACTTTGTAAATGATAATTTTTTCAGTCCTATTGGTGACGCAATATTATTTATTGGTACAGCGTTTTTTGATTTTGGTAAAGGTGTTTTTGATGTTTTCAAAGCCATGTGGGATTTTGCTGACTTTGTTTTTATTACACCAATATCAAAAGGAATATCATTTCTTATTGATTTAGTAGGTAATATTTGGGATTCATTACCTTCTTTACCGGAGATATTTTCTTTGAAATATTGGATTGGGCTTGGTTTAGCAATCGGCACTTCAATTTTTGATGCCTTGAACGGTGTTGGTGATTTATTAGGTGATATTTTTAGTATGGAAAACTTAAGTGATACTTTGGGTGGTGTAACTACTTTCTTGGGAGAGGCATTTAAGTTGGCTATCGAGCCGTTTAGAATAGGTATAAACAGTTTACTTATTGATGTAATCAACGGTATAACTGGGTATCAATTACCTATTATTGGGGAGAGTCTTCGTTCAATTACAGGTTTTGGTGAAATCCCTCATCTCGCTAAAGGTGGTATCATCAACAAGCCTACACTCGCTATGATTGGTGAGGATGGGCCGGAGGCGGTTGTTCCCCTAAGCCAGCGCAACAACCCCAGTGGTGCTGGCATGGGCGGCGGTACATACAACATTACCGTCAATGCCGGAGGTATTACAGACCGCACAGACAAGCGAGCATTAGCAAGGGAGATTGGTAACATGATTCAACAAGAACTTGCTCGCAGTATCGGCGGCTCAACCATGCGAGGGCGGTACTGATGGCGGTAAATATCCCTATTCGATTGGTGCGTAAAGACGGTGGTTTGATACCGTTGAATGTAACTACTCTTACATTGGATGTTGACCGTAGTATCAACCCACATACCATTCCCTTTGCTGGTGGTGAAAGGTTTGCTTTTGATTTAAATATGGCAAAGGCTGTTATTCTTTTAGAAGGTATCATTACTGATGATGACTTAGTAAGTATAGAACTTGGTAAAGGTGCAACCGCTTCTATTGATTTTTCAAGAGTAAGAGATTATGATAACAGAACTTACGCCTATGTAAGTAGCACATTGCAAGCATTAACCGATGAAATGACTAATGATAGTTTCGACCATGTAGATACTCCCCAACTCACAATTACCGCAAAAGATGGTGAAACATTTGTAATACATTTAATTAAGTCATCTACTGCTCATGGTTATAACTTAGGGAGTAGTGGTAAATATCACATTGCCATCCATGACACCACTGATTTAAACACGGCTACTGAAATTGCTACTAATTTACGAGATTTACTTAACAGTAGTGCAGGGCCAAGTAGTAACACTTTGAGTAGCAGATTTACGGCTTCACTTGCTACTTCGACAGTAAGCCATGAAGCAGATACTACTGTTATTATATCTCTCGACACAGTAGGAGATACAAACAATAACAATACACCTTCATGGAAAGAAACTGGGCGTTACCCTCCTATCACTACGCATTTTGTAGGAGGGGTGGATTCTGCATCTCAATTTAACAGTATGAGTGCTGGTGATAAGGTAATGTTCCTTTACGCCACGCTTAACAATTCTAATGACGGTGGCTCTATCGTACCTTTAGTAACTGCCGCCCAAAGAGTATTTACTAAAAATAATTTAAACAAAAAATATGGTGATTACATAAAAGGTATTCAAATACCTTTCAATTCTTCTGTTAATAATAGCGGTGGTGACAAATATGTTGCTAAAAACTTTTTTATGCCTACTGGCCCCTTACACGATACTGATTCAAAACACCCCAGTCAAGCCGAAGATGCTTCTACTGAAGTACTAAATCCAAGTGCTACTGGTGATAAAGCATTCATTAAAGGCACAGTAACTAAAGCCACCTTTGTTCAATTAGGTGGTGAACCTATTTATCAATTTAATATTCAATTTGTTCCTGTAGAGCATATCATATGAGGTGTATTTATGGTAGGAATGGGTAGAACAAGCAATGCTTTCTTTTTTGACGGTGTTACTGATTCTATCCTTATCCCTCAAGGTAACTTTACCAGCGTAGGACCAGCACGAGATATTCTCGGTAAAACTGGCAAAGGTAGTGACGAGTTTACAAATATCAATTCTATGATGAATGGTGGTTTTGCCATTGAAGCATGGGTTATTCCCGATTGCGGTGGAGTAGTTGCACATCGAGATGGACAATTTACACTTGAGTTTGGAACGGTAGATACGCCCGGACCCGCAAAGTTTACTGTACAATTATCATCATCAAGTGGTACAATACCTATAGTGTTAAGCACTGCTACAGCAACATCTACTCGATGGGATGGAGTAGTGTACCCTCCACAAGAAGTAGGTGGCATACATGATACATACAATCGTTATTTAGAAGGCAGTAGTGCATTACATAACGATGCTACAAATCTTAACTTCAAGCATCGAGGTTTGTATCATATCGTTGCTGGCGTAACAAGAGGTTCTGTATTTTTATATGTTAATGGGCTAATTGTCGCCAGTCAAAAAATTAGTAATAACACAGTAATAGCAGATTCAACAGACCATGTTTACATTGGCGGTAAAGGTGGAGAGTTTAGAGGGGCTATCGAGGCTATTCACTTTAACAGTGATTTTGATTCTAATATGGCTGTAGCCACTGTTCCAGTCAACAGTGTTGAGACAACCGGTATGTATCGCTTTGAAGAACCGCTGGACATTGTAGAAGAGTCGTACGATTTTAACGCATTTACAGTCGCCGCTAATGGAACTACTACAACAATCACAGTTGCCGCCGCTGATGCTCAAGCCCTTATCGCTCGCTTGACTGGTAAGGCATATGACAGTAGTAGCCCTACTACAACATTCACAGCCACTCCATACAGTATGGGTAATTACAAAGTCAATGATTTTGTTTCTACACCCGGCACAGAAGCGACACTTGCCATACCCCATACACCGTATAACATACTTATCAATCCCGGCTCTATTAACCGGAATACAGAAAAACCAAACGCTTCTCCGCCGGAAAGAGCAAGAATAGAGTCAATAAATGGCTCTACTGGGGTAATTACAGTAAGTAGTATTCACATTGATTTTATCCTCGGCACTGGTGGTAAGCGTGGTCTTCTTCATTCTCGTACTGCTGATGTTGACAATTATTTTGTTGTAGTGAATGCTGACTTATTGATTGATAACGGAACAGGTAAACCATATCAACCGCCCCATTATGGTAGTCAAATCTTCGATAAAACAGGACAAATGGTGCTTGATGAAAGCGATTTTGCTCAACATGGTTTAGTTTATTCAACACAGATGGCTACTACTGATAATTCACCAAACAATCCTTTTGCTGTTACTTGGCCCGCTACTCTCGATGCTCTTTACCAAGTTGGACACAGCGGGCGACACAGGTATTCGCATGTCACAGGACACGAATATATGCGTCGTTATCCTAAACCAGCATACCTTTCAGTGGACCAAATGATGGATGGTTCGGCTGATGTTGTTGAAATGGCATATGACAGTAACACCAAAGGTATTTCAAATCTCTTTAGCATGAATGCCCTGTCCGATTTTTATGAAGAAAGTACACAAGTTACAGTGGCTAATTTTATCAATTCTACCACTGCTACTTTTGTAGTCTCAAACGGATTGCCCGAAAGTAAAGAACAAGCAATTGCTATTGGTGGAACAAACTTTGACTACCGCCCGTTTATGCTAAAAGGTCCAGTACCGGAGTTTGGTGACATCAATGACGATACACGGTTGTATCATCTGCGACCGGAAAGTGTAAGCCGTATTGCTTTACTCAAAGTTCCTACTCTTCAAACCACGCATAACCTTGCACCGTATGTTGAGATACACTACAATGCGATTGATTTGACAGGGGCGAGTATGAGTAAAACTACACCTTGTTTGATGATAGAAAAAACTGTACCGAGTGGTAATTTTGTCTTGACTGGTTCAACTACAGTGCTTGATGTTATAGAAGCAGACTTGGCTGATGCGACAAAAGACACTACACTGTTCGCACCCGGTGGTATTATTATGGTAGGTAATGCCTATACATCAACTACATTGCATTTGGAAACACCGCATTCGTTGGTTGGTGACAATACCGGAGGATTTGAACTTGACAGTGAATTAGATTTTAGCCGTTGTCCGGTAAATTATACTCCGCCGAATGATGCAACAGCAGAAGGTAATACAACACCTCAACACCTTACAGCATCACATAATAACGGTGTGCATGATTCAGCATATCATAAATTATGTATTGAACCCCTTAGTAGCAATACAGTAAAAAAGATAACTGAAAAAGGCATACAATTTATCAAACCTGCGGCTGTCACTAATTCTGGTACAGGTGTTTTTGACGAAGGTTCAACAAACGATGCCACTAATAATTTTGAAATGTTTGATATTATAGATAACAGACAAGCGAATACACATGAGTATTCTGCTGTTATTTATGTTCAACCATCCGATAGAACACGAACAAATCAGTTGTCTAAAATGCGTACAAATCTTACAGAAGGTAATTCACCAAGTACTGCATCACTGTTATATTTAATGAGTCGCACTCGTATTCGCTCGGTAAGAGAAGACGAAGACCCCGAAAGCAATGAAAAAATTGTCACAGTATTGGCAACGGGTATTGCAGAAGGACTCGCTAATCAAAATGTCAACATCACCGGTAGCGGCTCACCGGATTCGCACATCGTCAAAGAAATTGAGCCAAACGCCCCTGTTGTCACTGTCACACTTGGCGGGCCGGGGCAAGGTGCGATTAACACCAAACCTACCAATGACCCAAGCCCGTTGATGCGATTACCCGGTTCAACCCGCCGTAGTTGCGCTGTACAGTCTGTAAATGTCAATACCGACACCGATAGGCAATACATGTCTGTTCAACCTCTCAATAACTTGTCAACAGACATGGCATCATGGGGAACATATTGTTTTCCTAAAGTCGGTCGTATTTACCTTGAAAGCGGCGCAAGTGCCGCTTACAGTTCAAAAACTGGTGCTGGTTTTAATTTTACTGTAGATACAAGCGCATTAGATATTATTACTCAAAGGTCATTTATAGACGCTGATGGTATAGCATATGCTACTTTTCATGAATGGTTAAACGCCACTGGTTTGCTTTCCAATTCCACACCGGATGAATATGGTCTTGTAGCAACCATATACAACGACCCTCATTTTGGTGACGATAACCTTTGCGAAGACGGTAGCACAGTTAATGACCGATTGTTTCAAAGTATGGACACCGTAAATCATGATTACCAACTTGGTACGCAATATGCCAGCACTCGTGCAATGGTAGAGATACCATTTTTCCCAAAACAATTTTTCGACCACGCACCAAGTGGTATTTTTCCCGGCCCCGACAACAGTATGAAAGTTCATCTTGATGCTACATACACAGCCCATTCATGGAATCCCACTCCTGTCGGTCGGCGGGCAAACGATGTTGCTGTAAGCGACCGCAATGCTCATTCAGCGTATGGATTTAATGCCAACAGTGATGAACACATTTCATCGGCTACCATTACTCAAATTAAAGTAAGTTCTAATTTTACTGACATATATGTTTCACACCCAAAGATATTCCCAACTGCTGAATCAGCGGCCAATGAGCATCGAAACATGAAAGATGTAGTGCGCTATCGTCGTGTTTTCTTGTCAAACAATCAATGGGGTATTTACCAAAACGACCCTGCTACAGACGGCTATATCCGCATCCCGACTTCATTTAGTGCAAGCCCTTCACCCGATACATTTGACGGTGGTTTTTCGGAGGACTTCTTTACAGATGCAAGTATAGGTGACTTACTGTATGTAGCCGGTGGGTATCGAAACGAAACACTGATGCCTATTGCATCGGATGAAACTACCCCATCATCCGACTTAGAAAATCGCTCACCGTATTACTATGATAATGCGAATATGCAAACTCAAGGCGGCAACCTCGATTACGGATTGCGTCAATATGTAAGCGCAGTTGAGTTCAAAGAAGGCCCGCTTACCAATCCCCATGCCCCTCGCATACAATCAAAGACGGCTACTGCTACTATCATAGATATACAGACATTATTTAGTTTAGTCTTTATCACATTAGACGATGCTTCGGCTTTTCCCGAAGGTCCAATTCTTGAGGCTGTAATGAATGGTGATGCCGCCGCTGTTTCCGCTGGTGATACCATCTATGCCATAGAAGTTCTTGATGATGAGCCATTTGAAATGTATTATTTTGGCAGTATTACTCTTGATGACCCGAATAAAGTGTTGTGCATAAATGCCAGTAATAACGATTTAAGTAATTTAACAGGTAAAAAAATAAGAATTAAAAGTGCAGGTCACGCTGTTATGGGTATTACAGACCCGCAAAATGCATACACTAATGAAGATATAACAAGTACTTTTAGACCAAGTGTAAGCGGTGAAATATGGACTTACACGGTGGCTGTGGGTGACATTGGTGGTGCAACTACACTTTCAGTAGCACCTACTACTGCTACTCTCATGCCGCAAGCAAATACTGTTGGTATGAACTTAAGACCCGGTGATGACATATACCGTGAAGCGGCTGGTGATGCTACTGAAATAGATTACATCGGTAAAGTTTTGTTTAGCGAATCACCAATTGCTGGTAGTGGACACGCTACAAACACAGTAATCACTCTTGAAACTTTTACACTTACCAGTTCAATTACCGCTTCCAGTAAAACGGTCACAGTTCCCGATACTACAAGATTGCGTAAAGGTATGGCTATTACTGGTACAGGTATAGACACTGGTGCGTATATTACCAGTATCACCAATGCGACTACATTTGTAATGAGTCATAATCCAACAAGTAGTGGTACAACTACCCCCACACTTACCTTTGGTGGTAACGCACACGCTATTTCCAGTGGCGACAAACTCCGTATCAATGCCAGTTCAGTATTAGCAGAAGACCCCGATGCTATCTTAAATCTTGACTGGTTAAACCCTTATGCTCAAGGTGGCCTACGCAATGGTGATACCATATGGATGAACATGACAATGAACAACCCACATGCAGTAGAAGGGTTGTTTGCAAAATCTCGTGGCGTATTGAATGACAGTCAAGTATGGACAGGTTTCAATGGCGGTAGAGGTGCATTAGCAAACCGCCCTCGTGATTCTATACCACTTGAAAACTTTTTAATTGGAGATACATGTCTTGAAACAGCAAACAATTTTGTTCAACATGTAAACAAAACAATTGAATTAAATTACGAATCAATGGGGTTGTTATCATCTCAAGCACCAACAGTTGCTTATCTTGACCCTTATCTTGCTAAGAAAGGTCATGCACGAGTATTGATGTTTGATGTAGCACATGACCGTGAGTTCATCGCATTTCATGATTTACACATGCAGGTTCAATCCAGTGCCGCTACACCACACATTGGGTTTGGTCGGCACATTGTAACTGCGGCAGGTGTAACTAATCTTGATAAGTTTACCATGTCGCAAAATGGTGGTGCGCCACATTACTTTACCACTCAAATAGATGTAGCAAATGGATTCCCAAGCGAAAATCCGTATATTCGTCGCACTCAACAATCAAAGTTTATTGAAAGTGCTTATGTTCATAATATCGGTGGTAATACATCCGAGGACATGATGAGTACAACATCGGAGGGAGAAAACCCTGTATTGACTTACATTACGCAAAATCCCGCTACTGCTGGAACAGGGGCGGCAAATAATAACTCACACTTAATGGGTAAAAATCACGGTCATTATGTACACACTGGTTTAATGCACGAAGGAACAAGTAACTCATTTACAGTTGCAGATAGCACATTACCTCGACTTGAACCGGCAGTTTCTTCTGTATATTGGGCTAATGAGAAACATAAACAATCAATAAAAACAACTGCTATATTATCATCTTTAACTCGTGATTTAAAATTACATCGTAAGAGTCACGGTGTAGCCACTTATTCACTTCGTGATGCCAGTACAATGATGGACACACCCGATGGAACAAGAGCCATCTCCGCATTCCTTTGCTTGAAAGGTATTCGTAATGAAACGCTCACCCTTACAAATCACGAAGAAAGCCGATTGCAATATCTCGACCATTGGAGTAAAATGGACTTCGTGCGCCGACTTACCATTGACTGTGGAGAAGTAGGAATA